GTTCAACATGTGGGAGCCAAAGATGTTCGGCTACCACAAGCCTCTTCCTCTAGAAGAAGCTGCCAAAGAATACGGTGGTCGTGGGGCAATCAGGCCGGCGTTTACATACAAGGCTCTGAACAAGCTGATCCAAGGTTCGAGTGCCGATCAAACCAAGAAGGCGATGGCTGTATGCTATTCAGAAGGATTTACACCAATCCTCACGGTGCATGACGAATTGTGTTTTAACGTGAACTCTGATGAACAGGCAGCGCGGATTAGTGAAATAATGTCAACTTGCGTGAAGGAACTGAAGGTGCCCTTCGACGTGGACACAGAGCTTGGCGACAACTGGGGAGAGGTGGGATGAGTCTGAAATGTTTTGCCTGCGGCGGTGACGTGATCTGGGGTGGCGACCACGACACCGAGGACGACGAAGACTACTTCATCGTCTCGAACCTACACTGCA